TTTTGTAAATGCTTTCCGAACATCACCAAATCCCTTCCCAGGATTAGTCAGAGTATATTCAACCGCTTCCGTGTATCCATCCATAACTGGACTTCCTTTGTAGAGTCTCATACACACATCTACGCCCTTAGTCAGTTGACGACGTAAGAACAGACTTACTTTGTTATCGTTCACGAAGGCTTGCAGTAGGAATTTTGCATTTCCTATCTGGGGATATTCCATATGATAGTCTGTAGTAAAATCCTCTTCTTCATACTTCCCATCTTCCCCAAATTCGAGTTTCCTGTAGGCTATAGAATCCAAATCTTGATTGGACATCAAGAAGATGAACTCTGCCTCTGGCGGTGAACCATCTTTCTTAGGGAAGTTTATATACTTATATTCCACCCTTTTAGTCAGAATATTCTTGAAATGCTTTCCGAACATCTCAAGAAGTTTTGCTTTTGGGAAGATAGATGATACACGATATGAGAAGAGGACGTAGTTAAATTTAGAAGCAGATGCTGTTAATAAGTCATCTATTCTCTGTTCAAATGTCTCTGCTGTCCACTCTCCTGCTGGATTGAATCCTTCCAGACTTCCATAAAGAGCATGTTCCCAGGCGTTATACTGTTTATAATATGTCTTCGTGCTACCTGTTTCAGATACATATGGTGGATCGAAATATGCCATAGATGGGCCAGGTGTTTTTGTTATAGACTGTATGAACTTGATTGTATCAGACCGAACGAAATGAGCCTTTCCGCCTTCCTCTTTCACGAACTGATTGAATTTGTTCATACAATTGGACAGACCTTGCTTCAGGAGTTTGAGCATACTTACACGATCTCTCTGCATTCTCTCATGAACCTTCTTGTGGATTGAGTCTCTCAGATAACCAGCATACACCATCGTTCCGGCTGATGCGAGTAATGCAGATAATGCGAGTGATCTTTTCGGTTCCTCCATCTTCTCTGCCCTCTCCCTGAACCCGTCCATAAAGGACTTGCAAGCATCGTCAAAATGGATAGCCTTGTCTGCTAGAGTTGCCATATGACCCACAGTTCTTGGACTTGATAGCAGCCAATCCATCTCATCATCCGTTAGTTTGGTCTCCTTATTACGTATGATGCTCTCGAAGATAGTCTGACTAAGTTTTGAAGCATCTACTCCAACTACATCCATACCCATATTTCGTAACGTATATGACACAACTCCACATCCTGAGAACCCATCCACTACGAACTTGACATCTTGGGGTATTGAACTTACTATCTGCTCCATCAGTTTTCTCTTCGATCCTATATACGCTATCGGGTATGCCATGAAGTCCTCTGCTTCCGATTTCCCAGTCGGAAATTTTGGGAATGGGATGCGGTGTCCTTTCTGTCTTGCCTGTGATATGATTATTGCTCTGTGCTGCTTCCGTGCTGCTGCTTCCGTTGGATGACATTTGATAACACTTCCTGCTGGTTTATCTGTCTTACTTCCTTTCTTCTTCGGATGACCATGAACTACGCACCAAGGATTCTTTCCACCACGATTCTCCACTCCAAAGTCTTCTGCAAGGCTATCAAACGGGATTACTGTAAGATCCTCTTCTTCCAGAGTTGTAGGATTCATACTCTGCGCATTCTTCCCAGTCAATTGCCTTCCCGCTATACCATTCTCAATCTGCATAACCTTATCTGGCTTATGGAAACCACCGTCTTTCCATGACGTGAAACAGGAAGAGCAGAACCAGGCATGAGCAATACCTTCTGCCCAGAGAACATCCACTTCAGGTGGCTTCTCACAATTCATGCATCGATCTCTCCTTATATTCTGGAAATCCTCAAATTCAACATACTCAGAGAAGAGATGATATTTCTTCAGACTTTCAAGGACAGACTCCAAGAACATCTTACTCTCCCCTTTATAGTCTTCCAGGTTTAATTTGATTCCACGTTTAAGGATTTCTCGAAGAACAATCATCCCAACGTTCCGAGGTCTGTCGTCTCCACCGTGTAATCCAGGATGTAAGGCCATCTGCGTTACTATCTTCCAGTCATCTTCCAACTGGATGTCATCGAGAAGTCTGGGATCATAGTCATCTATGTTTTCAACCAATTGTATGGAAGCCTGAGGAGCAGAGTAGTTTTTAACATCAAAGAATTCTTCTTCCCCTTCGACTGCCATAATAGCGACAGGTTGTTTGAATGGACGGAATCTGAATACAAGACCGAAGACAGGGAATTTGTCATATTGAGGACCACCAACTTTCTGCTCCCAATCTGCCAGAGTCGTCTTATGTAGGTCTGACAGTTCTTCAAATAACTCTTCGTCATCTATTGGCATGATCTTATAGACATACAGAGTCCCAGGGCTATGTATATGCTGGACACCTTTGAAATCAGGGTAGACTATAAAATCAGTCTTCTCTATGTCATTGAAGTTCACATTTGCACATTCACGGAGAAGCATTCTAATCTGCCCTCCAAGAATATACGTAGTCTCGTTTGGTGTTAATCTGATCGCTCTCATTATCATACCTCCGCCATATCTTCTATAGCCTTCATCAGTTTGGTAGTCTGCTCCACCTTATCAAAGAACTCGTCTTCTGTCTGAATACCTACCATCCTCAGAATCGATTGACGTATAGCCTCATTCTGCTTCTCGTTATTGCCATACAATATCTCACCTTTCGCCAGTCTGAATATCTGCATGATCTTCTCTTTCTTCAAGGCAGTCAGGATATTGTCATAATCTATCCAGAAGTTTCCAGGATTTGGTCCAGATGATAGTTCAATGGCCTTCTCCATTCGAAGGTCTTTTGAGAACGATTTCAGACGAAGTTCAAAGAACTCTGCCAGAGAGTCGATACCAGATGATCCTTGCTTCTCCATCGTCATGAGGTAAACTGCAACAGGGATTCCTAAGACAGCGGCTTCTATCTTCCTCATAGACATTTCATCTTCAAGCATCTGTGAATTAATGTTAGAAGGCAGTTTGTTGTCGAGGAAGTCAACTTTCATATAATCAGGCATTATGACTGCAACAGAGTCAGGGTCGACGAACTGCTTGGCTATCTTCTTCGCTTCCTTCTTCTTCCTGTTAGATGATGGATTCCTCTCATTTCCATATGTCACGATTGGAGAAGGATAACCCTGTCTGAAGTTCTTCTGAGTTCTGGCATCTGTAACAGCGTCTAATTGATCTACGTGTCTGAATAGTAACTCAACCCATCCCCATCCCATCTCCAAATTGTGCAACTGATTCATCCTTCCCCAGATACAAGTTACACCTTCCTCAAATTGAGATTCAACTGCGTTCCTGTTCCTCTTGGATGCGAAGCCAAAAGGGACACCACGTTTCTGCTTAACAAATCCCTTTTCTTCTATGAACTCATATTCCCGCAGATCCATAGTGATGAAGTCATCTGCCATCTTATTCTTCACAGATTTGGCATCTGGATACAGAACTTCTGTAATATGATTTCCATAGATTCCCAGATGCATAGGGTCCATCTGCAAGAAAGTTCTCTGGAAATTTGTTCTTTCAGCAGGCCAGATTTCCTTCTTAAACCTCTCTTCCGTTTTCGGTTTATCGAAGTGGAATCTATCAATCCCTATCATCTCTCTTACAGATATCTGATACAGAGAGATGTTAGAGAAAAGCAAAGGATCTTTCATAACTTGTCTCTCTAACTGCCAAGGATCTCGTCTGTTTAGAACATAACTTCCAGTCTCCTCAGATCGAGGCTGCACAGTATCACGTATGAAGTTCATGAAACTTCTGACTTTTCCACTAAACGACTTAGCAGTCACGTTGTAATCAGTGCTATCTGGCTCATACTCCGCTACAGTTCTGGAAGTTATCTTCCTACCTATCTTTCCTTTTGATTTCCATCTATCTAACCATCCCATATAATCACCATCTTTTCTTTGCACTAAGACCATATTCCACTTCATCATCAGGTTCCAAATCAAGTCTACTACGGTTTTTAGAAGACTTCTTAGAATCTGATTCATTCTTTATGCTGTGTGAGTTTGAATCGTTCTTCTCTGCTTTCTCATCAAATTCTACATATCCCTCAGCAGCGTCGAGGACAAGTCTGAGAGAATCAGGAGCATCTGACTTATACTGATCTCCTCTTTTATTTTGATGATCTACTCTCGTTTTCTGTCCAACTTTACGTCTGACAAGAGCACACATCTGCTTCTCAAACAAGTCGATCTCTTCTCTCTCAGAATCTGGATAAGTGTATCCTCTGTTTTGAGTTTTTAATTTCATCTGCGTGAAAGATTCATCACGTATGAAATCTGAAGTTGCTAATCTGACTATTGTTTCTATAGCGGGAATCAGAGTCCCATCTGACATCTCAGTTTCAACTTCCAAGAAGTCATTAAGGACATTTCCAGGAGGATTGTCTTCTGAACGGAATTCTGCTAATCTGAATTTAGCAGCCTGGAGACGAATCTCAACACTCTGCTTAACATAGTCATCCCCTCTCCAGGATCTCATGAAGATGATATGTCTATCTCGCAGACGCATAATGGTCATCCAGGAGAAGTCATTCGTCTTCGCTGTATCTAATGCACCTACGCAGAGTTCATCGCAGGAATCCAGCCATTCTCCACTTTTACATTTAAGCAGAGTCTTTCTTGTCATAAAGTCATCCCCCTCCGTAGCGTCCCAATTTCCGAAATACTGGGATTGGATAGCAGGATGATCTATACCATATCTACGTATTCTGCCTAAAACGAATTTCCTATAATCCTGAGTTCCTGGTTCATCGAAGCATCTTTGTAAATCAATAACATAGAAGTCAGGATCAGGTGGAAGTCCCTTTTCACGATTCTCCATCTCTTTGATGCATGTGTTATAAATCATCCCGTGCTCTTTATCTTCATGGGATGCTGTGAAGATATAGACCATCGTTCCATTTCGAGCAGCCAACTGGGGGTCTATTGATTTTATAATCTTCCCTTCATTTACGGCTTGGGCTTCCTCAATTATAGCCAGATCAAGATCTGGTCCTTCTTTGCATTTAGCAGTAGGAGATGCTGTGGTTGTTAGAATACTTGATCCAGTAGATAACTTGATGTTACTTGAGTTGTTGACATCTGCATGAACACCAAGGAAATCTGTGTAGAATGGAGACTCTAATCTGTCCTTAACTTTATCTGTAAACAGTTTGGCAGTTTCTTCAGCCGGAGCATACACACCTACATTGATACCATTCTGCAGATGCGGATATTGTTTATAGAAGAATATGGGTATGATGATAGAAAGTTGTGTAGTTACTTCTGCTAATTCCTGAGACTTCCCTGATTGACGTGGAAGCCAGATGTAAATAACTCTACCTTCCCTAAGTAAGACAGATACAACTACAGGCCACATAACTTCTACCTGATATGAACGTGGGATCATACCAGTTACAGCCAGACTGATACGCTTGTGAATACGAGATGTATAATGCGCAAATTTAAAATGACTCGCTACCTGCCTGGCAAGTGTGACGTCTCCTCTCATCTTCTGCTTCTCCCTTTGGGATTCCTAGTCGAGATGCCAGGAAGATCCTGTTCCAGTTCTTTGTTTGAATCTGCGTTTGATATAGAATTTTCAGATGACCAGTTTATATCATACGTCGCCTTCTTATCTTTCATCGCATGATACTCTGCCTCAAGTTCCTCCAACTCCATGACATCTCTATCCTTATCAATGTCACCTGCTACAATATCTGCTTCAAGAGAGTCTAAAGAATCCATGTCATCGTAATCAGATAGCACATCGTCTAACCTATCTGATATAGGTTTAGTGCCAGACTTCTTTGTCCTGAATGCTTCGCCTGGTGGAACTTCCACGAGTAATGGAGAGAGTTCGTCTTCCCCAAGTTCTTCTACTTGAGATGTCTGCTTCATTCCCTTCGATCTAACTCCTCTTCCAAACACCTTATCCAGAGCCTTTAAACGTATCTTCATTAGTTCTACGTCAGACCTATCTGATTGCGTCCAGCCTTTGAAGGTTGCGAATATCTTGTAATGCTCCATAATAACCTGATGCCAGAGTTTCAGTTCTTTGGACATCTGTGTAAATTCCTTTCTCTCTGCTTCATCATTTAAATTGAAGGCAGGTAGGATTCTGGATAATCTATCGACAATCTTCTTGTCACGGTGGAGGATCTCACGCATCTCATGTTCAATACTATCCTTCTGCTTATACTTCTCCTTATCAACTTCTGTTTCGTATACGCAGACTCCATATTTATTCTGACCTTCTGGACAAGACTGACGGGCCATACAGTTAGAGCATCTGAGAACTTCCGTATTCAAATATGGTCCAAGTCTCTTCTCACAGTCCTGACAGAACCCGGATGGACGATTTGTCTGATTCTTACATTCTTCGTGAAGACAGTTTTTAATCTGCTTCTTCATATCTTTCAGATTGATATCTCGCAATATACCTTTCTCTCGCAGACGATCCTTCAATCTGTCTACCGAGTTCTTACGAGGATTCTCTGGCATTTCATCTTCAGTCTGAAAGGGTAGAATCTGACAATCGTCATCATCGGTCATAGGTAGTCTTAGGGTTCTTTATATATATATATATGTTGATTATAGTCTATGAAGAATATTGTATATGAGTCTGAGTGATCCATATGAAAAAAGATGTGTGCTAAGGTGTATATCTATCTAACCTGTTGTTTCCTTTTTCCATCCTGAATCACGTCCCGACCCCCAGGTAGTATATATAGTTTTCTACCCTTTTACCCTGATTTATTTTTCATCTATCTGCCTTCTATATAGATAATCTGTCAGAGAGGAAATGAACACCCCTAAGCATCTAACTCGATATAATTAACGGCGTTAATATAGAAACATATATATACTATGAATGAACCAAAGGAGGGGTAGACGTGATTCAAACATCTTTTAGGAAACAGTCAGTTAGATAGTTATATACCTTTTCGCATAATAAATAAAATATGATCTAAGGAAGACATCTCTTTTTCCTACCCCCCCTTCTGAGGTCAAGAGTCTTCTTATCTTCTAACTACCAAGCAGATTGCTAAAAGCAGAATCCTTGGAACTTGGAAATGTATGCAGGTTGATATATATTAAAGCGTTTGCTTAACAATGTTCTATTCGTTTAGTAACTGACGTAACAGAGTAACATCTTCTCGATACTAACGTAACAGTCTTTACTCTGTTACTACTGTATAGCATACACTACTGTAGACCATACACTACTTAG